TAAATACCACATTGTTAATTATACAGCTCTACAAGAAAATCAATTTATGACATCTCATCAACACTTACCCTCTGCTGATTTTTCAGCAGTTCACTACATTCAATTAGATGAAAAAAAACACGTACCCACTTCTTTTATTAACACACATGATTTTGGTAATTATTTAGAATATATGAGAAAAAGTTTTTTTGAGTGTTGTGATTCAAAAGATTTAGAAAATTCTTACATGTTTCCAAAATTTAAATTGTCGGTAAAAGAAGATGATATGATTATATTTCCATCTTGCTTAAGACATGAAATTCCGAAACAAAATGAAAATACAGATAAAATAAGAATAACAATATCTTCAAATCTTACCGTTAACTAAAAGCCCCTGTAAATGATTTGATTCGAGGGCTAGAATGGACTATATTTTTGTACAAAAATTAGTATAATGGTATATTATGGCATTACGAAAAGTACAGTTTTTACCTGGATTCAATAAACAACTCACAGAAACTCAAGCTCAGGGACAATGGGTAGATGGTGACAATGTTAGATTTAGATATGGCTCACCAGAGAAGATAGGTGGATGGTCTCAATTAGGTGAGAATAAACTTACAGGAGCCGCTAGAGCGATGCATCATATCGTAAGCACCGGTGGAGTTAAGTATTCTATCATAGGAACTAACAGAATTTTATACGCTTATTCAGGTGGTGTGTTTTACGACATACACCCAATTAAATCTACAACAACACTTACTAGTGCATTTAGCACAACTAACGGATCACCGACTGTTACTATAACTTTTTCTTCAGGTCATGGCTTAAGTCCTGGTGATATAATTTTATTAGATAATTTTACCACAATCACAAACTCTAATTATTCAGCATCTGACTTTGATGATAAAAAATTTATGGTGACTAGTACACCGACCAATCTTACAATAACTATAACAATGTCATCAAATGAGTCTGGATCTGGAGCTACGACGTCTGGAGGTATTAGAGTTCAAATTTATTATCCAGTAGGACCAGCAGAACAATTACCTGGCTTTGGTTGGGGATTAGGACAATGGAGTGGTACTGTGGCCAACCCACAAACAACAACATTAAACGGAGCAATTAACGCATCAACGACAACTATTGTTTTAACGAGCTCAACAAACTTTCCATCAACAGGAACAAACCATATTTTAATAGGAACAGAAGAAATATCTTATACAGGTATATCTGGAAACACGTTAACAGGAGTAACTAGAGGAGTTAGAAATACTACAGCAGCTACTCACTCGGACGGAGCAACAATAACCAACACTTCTGACTATGTAGCGTGGGGCGAGGCTGCATCTGGAGATTTAACAATTGATCCAGGTCTTTGGTCTATTGATAACTTTGGTAGTAAAATTATTGCTTTAATACATAACGCAGAAGTTTTTGAATGGAATGCAGATGCATCAAACGCTACTGCAACTAGAGCTACAATTATATCAGGCGCACCAACTGCGTCTAGAGATATGCTTGTATCTACACCTGATAGACACTTAGTATTTTTTGGAACAGAAACTACGATTGGTACAAAGACCACACAGGATCAAATGTTTATTAGATTCTCTGATCAAGAGAATATTAACTCTTACACACCTACAGCAACTAACACAGCTGGTACACAGAGACTTGCAGATGGTTCAAGAATTATGGGAGCAGTCAGAGGTCGAGATGCTATTTACATTTGGACGGACACGGCCTTGTTTACTATGCGTTTTATTGGTCCGCCTTTTACTTTTGGTTTTGCACAAGTAGGAACGAACTGTGGTTTAATTGGACAGAATGCAGCGATTGAAGTAGACGGTGCTGCTTACTGGTTCTCAGAAAATGGTTTCTTCAAATATGCTGGTGCACTTCAATCACTACCATGTTTAGTAGAAGATTTTGTTTTTGATGATTTAAATACCACAGCTAACCAACTTATAAACGCTGGATTAAATAATCTATTTGGTGAAATTAATTGGTTTTATTCTTCCTCAGGATCAACCGTTATAGATAGAGTTGTAACTTACAATTATTTTGAATCAACACCACAAAGACCAATATGGACGACAGGAACGTTAGATAGAACAACATGGCAAGACTCCGCTGTTTTTGGAAAACCGCACGCTACAGATTATGATGCTAGCTCAGACAATTCTTATGATGTAGTTGGTAATACAGATGGTTGCACTATTTATTATGAGCATGAAACTGGCACAGATCAAGTTACATCTACAGCAACAACAGCTATAACTTCTAATATACAATCAGGAGACTTTGATATTTCTCAAGGTGGTGATGGTGAGTTCTTTGCAAAAATTAGAAGATTTATACCTGACTTTTTATCACAAACAGGGAATACACAAATTACATTAAATTTAAGAAACTTTCCAAATAACACTGAAGCAAGTTCCCCTCTTGGTCCTTTTACAATTACATCATCAACAGAGAAAGTTGATACAAGAGCTAGGGCTAGAGCAGTGTCTTTAAAAGTTGCAAACACAGCTTCATCACAGAGTTGGAAACTTGGTGGATTTAGGTTAGATATACAACCAGACGGAAGAAGATAATGGCAAAGATAGTACAAGTACTAACAAGACCTAGTAGAGAATATAGACAAGATGTAGCTGATGCACAGGTTAGAGACTTAGATGCCATCATACAAAAATTAAATACAACATTTCAACAAGAATTAAAGGATGAGGTAGAAGCTGAAAACTTCTTTTTAAATTAATGTCAAATAGTTTCGTAAACGCAAAAGTAGATTTAACATCAACAGACAACACAACGTTGTATACAACACCAACGGCAAACGTTTCTTTGGTTAAATCTTTGTTAGTATCTAATGATGCTGGGTCTTCATGTAATATAACTATTACATTAACCGATGCTTCCGGCAACGTGTTTAGTTTGTTTAAAACAAAAGCAGTAGATACCAACACAACAGTAGAACTTTTAACTCACCCCCTTGTAGTGGAGGAAAGTGAGATACTAAAGGTACAAGCTAGCGACGCGAATGAGCTGCACGTCATAGCTTCTATATTACAAATACAGCCAAGAGAGGTAACAACATAATGAAAGAACTAAGACCAGAGAAAATTATAGAAACAATATCTAACAAAAAGACTGGAGAAAAGTACGAAAATGAACAGGATTGGAAAACAAAAGGAGTGTCTCCAGAGGACATTAGGAGAGATGTTACGGTGATAATGCCTGCCCTTGATTTATTTCCAAAAACCAAGTAGATTAATAAACTCAGGATTTATACGCCTGCCTATAACAATTTAATTAAATTATGCCAATAACAAGAGGACAGATGAAAAGACAATTATACATGGGTGGCGGTATTATGAATGTCGTGCCTAGAGACAGAGCTTTATTAGGCGGTATTAAAAAAGCCGTTAAGAAAGTTACAAAAGGTGTAAAAGATATTGCATCATCTGATCTTGGTAAAGCAGCATTGTTAGCTGCAGCTGGTTATTACGCAGGTGGGGGTAATTTATTTGGAGCACAAAGAGCTGGAATGTCTGGTTTTAAATTTGGTAATCTACCTGTAGTAGGTGGTCTTTTTGGCCCTGAAATGGCCGTTGGAAATCCAGCGATGCAAAAAGCAATTGGAAAAGTTGCAACAGAGGGTGGTATTAAATCAGCGTTATTAAAAGGCGGTGCATTAGCAGGACTATCTGCTTTTCTAACATCTCAATACGGTTTGACAGAAGAACAAGTAGAAGAAGAATTAAATGACCCAGAAAAATTACAATCATATTTAAGAGCATATTATACAAATTTAAATCCAAACGCAGGATCCGAAGAGATAGAAGAGTTTGTTTCTGCTAATACAACTGAATATACAGCTGGTATGGGTGGATATGCAAAAGGCGGCAGAATAGGTTTCGCTAACGGTCCAGTATTACCGCCAGACCCAACACAACCCGTAAATCCTTTTGGACCAAAACCACCTGCAGATGCACCTGTATTACCAGATAGAAGAATGGCATCTAATATAGAGAACGACGAAATTTTAGAAGCTCTGTTTGAAAAATACATAGATCTAGGTTTTTCTCCTAAAGATGCAGCAGATAAAGCAAGAGAAGAGTTTGATAAGATGAGTATGATGAAATTAGAAAACAGAGGTCTAGCAGCTTTAGGTGGTAGAATTAAATTTGCAGAGGGTACTGATGAAAATATTCCTAATAATCCAGAAGCAAGAGACATGGCTTCTTTTGCAAAACTTGAAGATTATGTTAATCCATCTAATTACTTTATGAATCCTAAAGAAACAGACGACTTTCAAACAATGCAAAAAGAAAGATTTATGTATGGTGCAAAATCGTCTAATACAATGTTAGATAAAATTAAGGCTCTTTTTAATAAACTTTTAGAAATGGGTCTTTCACCAAATGAAGCAGCTGAAAAAGCTAGAGAAGCTTTAAGTCTTAGAATGAATGAGGCCTCAGGTGGTAGAATTAAAAAAGCCTTAGGAGATTCTGCAAGCATGAACGCTATGCAAGCGGCGGGCATCGAGGGGCTACCTATTAGAGAAAACAAAGCAGGTATAAAAGAATTAGATCTACGAGATAGAGGTGGATTTATACCACCAGTTGGTATAAAAGAAAAAGCAGATGATATCCCAGCGATGTTATCAAACAATGAATTTGTATTTACAGCTAAGGCTGTAAAAAACGCTGGCGATGGAGACGTTGAAGTAGGCGCTCAAAAAATGTACGATCAAATGAAAATGTTAGAGGAAGGCGGCAGATTAGCATAATGGCAGAAGTAGTAAGAACAGCCCCAGCAGAATTTATAGAAGCGGCAGCGAAAACATACCTTGATGATTTAACAAAAGGTATTGGCACACTTAAAACAACAGATTTATCTACTATTATGGGTCCACAGTTTGTTGCTGAACCTAGTGCATTAACTACACAAGCAGAGGGATTAGCAACTGGACTTGGTGGCTTTCAGCCTTTTTTAACAGAAGCCGCTGCAAGAGAAACAGCAGCAAAAGATTTAGTAAGTCCAACAGCTTATCAGGCTTACATGTCACCTTTTCAACAAGATGTTATTGATACAACACTTGCAGAATTTGATAGACAAACACAAGCAGGTTTACCATTATTAGCAAATCAAGCCATACAATCTGGTGCATTCGGCGGTGGTAGAGAGGGTGTACAAAGAGCAGAATTTTTATCTAACCAAGCTAGAAACAGAGCAGCTTTACAAGCTCAACTATTAGGTCAAGGATTTACACAAGCGCAAAATTTAGCAGGGCAAGCATTTAATCAACAAAGAGCATTATCAGCTGGTCAATTAGGTTTAGCACAACAAACACCTGCACTATTGGGTCAACAGATTGCAAGCTTAACAGGTTTAGGCGCGCAGCAAGCAGCGAGAACACAACAAGGTTTAACAGCGCAACAACAATTATTATCAAGACAAGCTTTACAACCATTAGAAGCAGCACAACAATTTGGTTCTGGTGTTACACAATTAATTGCAGGATATCCAGGTAGAACTCAAACAGCTCCACCTGCACCTACACCATCGCCGTTAGCTACAGGTTTAGGAACAGCATCAACACTAGCTGGTATCTACAGATTAATTAATCCAGCGCCAACACAAATAAAATTTGGATAATATGAGTAGAATATTAAAAAGACCAATGTTTAGAAAAGGTGGAGAAGTTATGGAAGGTATCATGACTGGCATCAAACCTCGAGAAAGGTTTTCAACAAAAGGTATGCCTGATTCTATGCGTGACGACCTTAAAAATATTCAAAGCAGAGTTAATTTAATAGATGCTTTTTCTGGAGCAGGAGCTAGTCCACTGGGAGATCCGTTAACACAATTTTTATTACAGACAGGTGCTAATCTTATAGGAGGCACTGCAGCGGGTGGCACTAAATTACAAGAAATTTCAGGTGCAACAAAAGAACCTTTAGCCAAAGCAATTAAATCACAACAGGTAAAAGATTTAAGTAGAAGAAAAATAGCAGCATCTTTACTATCTAAAATGGGTGGTGATGACATTGCAA